AACCTTGCAGACCGTGCCAACCTGTGGTTCAAAATTGGTAACTTTGTTGATGTTCCCATCGCAGATGAGGAACAAAAGTACATTGACATGATGAAGGAAACTGAAACTTTTGCTGATGCAGTAATGGTTGCAGAAGAACTTTACAAGTATTGTAAAACTCAACAAGAGAAAGAAAAAACTCAAGCCATCTCTCTACCTAATCCATCACAAGGACAAACTGAAGGTCAGTCAGAATCTGGTAATGATGAGTCTGATGAATATTCTCAGGAACAAACTCAAACTGAGAATACCGTAGGAGAGAGTGTTGATGCCCCAAATTCAAATAACGATAACCTTGAGGTGCACACTGACGAAATTTTTGAGAACGGTACTCAAGAGTTCAATGGGAATTTGACTCCTGGTAGTCGTCCATTGAGTTATCTTGAAATTCCTAAGGTTAATATTGAAGATGTCATTGTCAAGAACAATACTGTCCACAAAGAATTGGAAGATCATTGGACTGATCTGAGTACTCCTAGAGAGTATCATTGTGGATATACACAAAAAATCAAGATGACCAAACCTAAGGACTTTAGTGCTCCTGATAACGAATACAAAAAATTTAAAAAATCCGCACAAAAGGAAGTTAACTATCTGGTCAAAGAATTTGAGTGTAAGAAATCTGCAGATGCATATTCTCGTTCATTTACTTCCAAGACTGGTACTCTTGATTGTACTAAACTTCATACCTACAAATTCAATGAGGATCTTTTCAAGAAAGTAAATATTATTCCTGATGGAAAGAACCATGGACTTATCTTTATTCTTGATTGGTCTGGTTCTATGAGTGACTGTATGATTGAAACTACAAAACAACTTTTTAATCTTGTTTGGTTCTGTAGTAAAGTAAACATCCCTTTCGATGTTTATGCATTCACTAACAGTTACTTTAATAAACACTATCGTTCCTATGTTGATGATGCCGTTCAAGAAGTCAAAGAATACGATTTTATTGTCAATCCCGACTTCAGTCTCTTACACTTCTTTACCAGTGATGTAAACAGGAAAGAACTTGAAAAACAGATGCAATCTATGTGGCGTCTTGTTTGGGGTCAGTGTCGTTGGGTTGACTATATCATTCCTAACGGTTATTCACTTTCTGGTACTCCTTTGAATGAAGCCATTGTTTGTCTTCATTCTATTATCCCTCTCTTCCAACAGAAGAACAGAACACAGAAAGTGAATGTTGTTATCTTGACTGATGGTGAGGCTAATGTTCTTCCTTACTATAAAAAAGGATACTATTCCAATGAAGATAGTATGGGATCATCTCGTGTTTATCCTGGAGACTATGTTCGTAATCGTAAAACTGGTCACACCTACATGATTGAATCTGATTATTATAAATTTACTGAGATTCTCTTAAACAACCTGAAACAAACTTTCCCTGATGTGAATACTATTGGATTCCGTCTAGCAAGTAATTCAGACTTTAAATCGTTTGTTCGTCGTTATGACAAAACAATGACTGAAGAATCCTACAAGAAAATCAAAAAAGAAAAATCCGTATCCATTAAAACCACAGGTTACACTTCTTATTTTGGTATTCTTTCATCTTCTCTTGACAACGATACTGAGTTTGATGTAGAAGTGGGTGCGACTAAAGCAAAACTCAAATCCGCCTTTACTAAAAATTTGGCCAATAAGTCTCTAAATAGGAAAGTATTGAACCAGTTTGTGGACATCATCAGCTGACCAGTTGAGAAACTGTCCACCTCACCCCCATCTCATGGGGGTTTTGAACTATATTAGCTTTGTTGAACACACCACCTGATTATGGCACTTTCTACCGAATACGTTATTTCTTCCCTTCAAGAACTTTACGGTGAAAACATTACCTCTGGAGACATTCGTGCGTGGTGTGCAATGAATGGTTCTAACTACCAGACTGTGACTAAAAAACTTGATGACTACAAAGTTGGTCGTGGTAAGTGGAACCTGACCGTACAAGAAAAATTGGAACAAACCTATCAAGCTCCTGCAGCAATTACAGCAAGTCCTGCAATCGAACAAAACCTAATTCCTGAAAAAGATGATTCCTTCGTCACTTTTGGTAACTTCAGCGATATCAAAAAAATTATTAAGTCCCGTCTCTTCTACCCTTCGTTCATTACGGGTCTCTCTGGAAACGGTAAAACGTTCTTGGTTGAACAGGCTTGTGCCCAACTCAAGCGAGAATTGATCCGTGTCAACATCACCATCGAAACTGACGAAGATGATCTTATTGGTGGTTTTCGTCTTGTTAATGGTGAAACTGTTTGGCACAACGGTCCTGTCATCGAAGCTCTGGAACGCGGAGCTGTGTTGCTTCTAGACGAGGTTGACCTGGCATCTAACAAGATTCTGTGTCTCCAATCTATTCTTGAAGGTAAGGGTGTTTTCCTTAAAAAGATTGGTAAATTTGTTCAACCTAAGGATGGTTTCAATGTAATTGCCACTGCCAATACCAAGGGTAAGGGTTCTGAAGATGGCAGGTTCATCGGTACCAACGTTCTCAATGAAGCATTCCTTGAACGTTTCTGTGTAACCTTTGAACAGATGTATCCGTCTCCTGCTACTGAACAAAAGATTCTTGAGTCTGGTTGTGACGATAAGCAATTCTGTAAGCACCTGGTAGACTGGGCTGATATCATCCGTAAGACCTTCTATGATGGTGGTATTGATGAGATTATCTCTACCCGTCGTTTGGTTCATATCGTTCGAGCATACAATATCTTTGGGAACAAGAGTAAAGCAATTGATGTTTGTACTGCCCGATTTGATGATGAGACCAAATCTGCTTTCCTTGAACTGTATGACAAGGTTGATGCAGACTTTCAAATGATTGACAACAAGGAGGAATCTTGATAGAATGAATGCATGGTCTCTATTGTATGATGAAATGAATGAGCTACCTAAGGATGGGTATGAATATACTCCCCTTTCAACTTCTAATGAATTTAATATGGATTTGAATTTAACTAATGATAATGGTTTCTGGAAATATGAGGAAGATGTAATTCTCAAAGAAATCCGTGACTATCTTGGTGGCACATATAAAGCACATTACGCAAACGACAACAAGACTCAGACACTGGATCTGATTGACAGTATTGGTGACTCAGAGGCCTTCTGTCGATCTAATGCTATTAAGTATCTGACACGGTTTGGTAAAAAGGAAGGCAAGTCTAAACTTGACATCCTTAAAGCAATCCACTACTGTATTCTCCTCTATCATTTCTCTGGCATCAACAAGCAACCAAAAGGTAATTATGAAACTTTCTGAATCCACTGTATCTCTCCTGAAGAACTTCTCTTCGATCAATCAGTCTATCTTGTTTAAGGAGGGACAAAAACTCCGAAGTATTTCGGTCATGAAGAACATCCTGGTTGAAGCTAATGTTGCTGAAGAGTTTCCCAAAGACTTTGGTATCTATGATTTGAATCAGTTCCTCAACGGTCTGTCTCTTCACTCCTCTCCTGATCTTGACTTTGACAATGATCAGTATGTTGTGATCAAAGAAGGTCGTTCTCGGTCTAAGTATTTCTTTGCAGATCCGTCTGTAATCGTTGCACCTCCTGAGAAAGAGATTACTCTTCCGACTGAAGATGTTTGTTTCCAACTGACCAGTCAACAACTGGAGAAACTGAAGAAGGCTGCATCTGTCTATCAACTCCCCGATATCTCTGTCATCGGTGAAGCTGGTGTCATCAAGTTGGTTGCTCGTGATAAGAAGAACGATACCTCTAATGACTTCTCTATTGTTGTTGGTGAGACCGATACTGACTTTGTGTTCAACTTTAAAGAAGAGAACCTCAAGATCGTTCCTGGCAACTATGATGTAGTAGTATCAGAAAAACTTCTGTCTCGCTTCCAGAATCAAAACATCGATGTGACATATTACATCGCCCTGGAACCTGATTCCACTTTCGGTTGATGAGACACATACTCTTCACATTGAAGGGTTGTCCTTATGGTTTATTGGATGACGAGGCACACATTCGTAATGTTCTTGCTAATGCTGCCTCTCTTTCCGAAAGTACTCTCCTTGATGTATCATCCCATAAGTTCGACCCACATGGTGTGACTGCCATTGCTCTTCTTGCAGAGTCCCATATCTCAATCCACACATGGCCTGAGAATGGTATGGCAGTATGTGACGTGTTCACTTGTGGTGATCATACCAATCCAAGATCTGGTGCAACATACATGTATGAAGCCATGGGTGCAACTGATATAGTATCTGAAATGTTTACGAGACCATTGCAATGAATATTTTTGTTACGAGTTCGGATCCATGGGAGTCTGCCAAAGTTCTCCCCGACAAACACATTGTCAAGATGCCCCTAGAGACATGTCAAATGCTCTCTATCGTCTGTTCAGAGAAGTGGGGTCATGGGTTCGGAACCATCCCTAAGGCCGATGGAACCCCTTACAGTACCGAGAAAGGTGCCTTCCGTAACCATCCCTGTACCAAGTGGGCAAACGAATTCGTGATGAACTGGCAATGGTTACTTCATCATGGTATCGCTTTATGCGATGAGTACAAGATGAGGTATGGTAAAACTCACACCTGTTTTCATTCTCTTCTTGCTGCTCAAGAAATTCTTCCCACTGGTGATCCAACAGGAAGAAGTGGTAAAGAAACAACACCGTTTGTTCGAGCTATGCCAGACGAGTATAAATTTGATACAAATATCTCGACATTTGATGCATACAAGATGTATATTGCATCTAAACCTTGGGTGAAAGATAATTATCTTCGTTTACCCCATCGTAAACCAGAATGGGTATGAAAACAACTATTACTATTGATGATGATGGTATATTGACTTTCCCTCCAGAATTGATTGAAGTTACTGGATGGAAAGAGGGGGATATGTTAGAATGGACTGACCGTGGAGACGGTTCTTTTGAGTTGAGGAAAATTGATGAGTCGTAATGAATTTGTCTGGGTTGAATCGTATCGACCCCAGACTATTGAAGATTGTATTCTTCCTGATGGAATTAAGAATACTTTCAAACAATTTGTTGAAAAAGGAGAGGTACCAAATCTCCTTCTATCTGGCCCACCTGGATGTGGTAAGACCACAGTTGCTAAAGCACTTTGTCATGAACTTGGAGTAGATTATTATGTCATTAATGGATCCGACGAAGGTCGATTCCTCGATACTGTCAGAAACAATGCGAAAAACTTCGCTTCGACCGTCTCACTTTCGTCAACTGCTAAACACAAAGTCATCATCATTGATGAGGCAGACAATACAACCCCAGATGTACAACTCTGCCTTAGGGCGTTTACAGAGGAATTTATTGGTAACTGTAGATTCATCTTCACCTGTAACTACAAAAACAAAATCATATCCCCACTTCACTCTCGATGTGCAGTTGTTGACTTTGCAATCAAAGGAAAAGAACGACAAGAACTTGCAGCCAAGTTCTTCCAGCGTCTCAGGACTATTCTTGAGACAGAGAGTGTGGAATATGATCCGAAAGTACTTGTAGAATTAATTCAGAAACACTTCCCTGATTGGAGGAGGGTTCTCAATGAACTTCAACGATACTCTGTCAGTGGTAAGATTGACACAGGTATTCTTGCTGCTTTTAGTAATGTAAAAACCGATGAACTATTCAAAAATCTCAAGGATAAAGAATTTGCGAAGGTCAGGAAGTGGGTCGTGGATAATCTTGATAACGATTCTCACGTACTTCTTCGTAGTGTTTACGACGCAATATATTCACACTTGGATGGTAGTGGGATCGCTGCTGCTGTTCTCATTATTGCTAAGTATCAGTATCAAAGTTCTTTTGTCGCGGACCAAGAAATAAATATGTTGGCATGTCTTACTGAGATAATGGTTGAATGCAACTTCAAATGAATAAAGTATTTGCAATAATGGCCTTATTGTTTGTTCCAATTCCAGTCTTGGCTGAGAACTATTATCAACCAGGTGGATCACAACAAACTAAATGTTATAAGAGTGTCTATCGTGAGGAGTATGTTCCAGGTACACGTTATAGTCCTGGATATGTGAAAAAGTTTAATGAGAGAGTTGAGGTTCCTTGTAAGAACCAAGTTCGAACACAGCCTTATACTCCTCAGAGTAATGTAGACGATAATTCGTGTGTTGAAGGTTCTATCATTGGTGGTATTCTTGGTGGTGCTGCTGGTGGAACTCTAGCCACGAAGAAGAACTGGATCTGGTCAATCCCAACTGGTATAGTTGGTGGTGCCCTTATTGGGTGTCAGGTTGATGGGGGCTAGGAAAATATAATCACTATCGAACAAAATTATGAACGTTAAAGTATTTCGTATGTCCTCTGGTGAGGATGTGGTTGCTGATGTCCTTGAAGACAAAGAGGACAGTCTTGTTATCATGAATCCTATTGTTGCATTTAATCAAGGTGATGGTCGTCTTGGTTTTGCACCTTATGCACCTCTTCTGAAACGTGAAGAGAAAGAACTGGAAATTGATAAGAAGTGGATTGTGTATATTGCCAATGTTAACGATGAATTGGTAGATCAATACGAAGAGATGTTCTCTCCATTGAAAACTCCCAGTAAGAAATTGATTCTCTGATGAATAATGTTTGGAAGAACTATAAGAAAGTTCTTTGGGAAATGTTTCCTGATATGGAAAATATTTGTGACTGGGCAGATTGGGAAGGTAAGAACTTAAACCTTTCTGCCAAGTTATACAACAATGATTATATTCTCAAGTCCAGAGAAGTTGAGATCTGGAATGAGAAGACTTGTATCTATAACACGATCATCTACCCAAAGACGGGAGCAAATCTTCCTTGCTTTGGTATGGACTTGATGATGTTCTTTTCCAAGAAGGTAGTAATTACTTTTGACTTTCAACATCCAGTAGAGAACTATCGTTTCTCTATTGATGATCTTCCTAAGTGCAAAGGTGGTATTCGGTTCTTTGAACCAGGAAACCATTTCTCTGATAATCTTTACATTGCAAAATGCACTTCTGAAGAAGTTGATGATCATCTTGATACATTTAAGACATATCTGTCTAAGTACAAAGATATGTTAGAATATAAAAAACCCTCTGGTACGGATACATCTGAATACAGAGATTTTGATAATTATATGACCAAACTCGATCCAGTTGCTGGATATCTCAAAAGTAATTTTGGAGAAGAGAGGTCTGAAAAATTTGTAAAAGAGTTTTTATTTTGTTATGGAACTTAAAGATTGGTTGAATTCACTCAACTTTACAAAGGAGAATCTTATTGAAGAAGATTCAACTCTTGCGAAAGAGTATCCATCTTATATTATTAATCGTTGTTTTTCTGGTCATCTTGATTGTGTCTTGTTTGCCAATGAAATGAACAAGTATCATTTCTTGGATAAGGACATGCAATATAATTTTTATATAAATATTCTGAGAAAGAAGAAAAGATTCTCTCCTTGGCTTAGAAAAGAGAAGGTATCAGATTTAGAGTATGTAAAACGTTATTATGGTTATAATAATGAGAAAGCATCTCAAGTACTGAAAATTCTGTCTAATGAACAAATTGAATTTATCAAACAACGACTTGACACTGGTGGAACGAAATGACCCAAACTGTTGAACCTCAGGTAACTTGGTCTCAAGAAAAAATGGTTGAGATCAGGTTGAATGAACCTGATGACTTTCTCAAAGTAAGAGAGACTCTGACTCGTATTGGTGTAGCTTCTAGGAAAGAAAAGAAGTTGTATCAGTCATGTCATATCCTGCATAAACAGGGTAAGTATTACATTGTTCACTTTAAGGAACTGTTTGCCTTAGATGGGAAATACGCTAACCTTACTATTAATGATGTTCAGCGTCGGAATCGTATTACTAAGCTTCTTTCTGATTGGGGACTCATTACGATCTTGAACGAGGATTCGATTATTGACATTGCACCTTTGAATCAGATCAAAGTTCTGTCGTACAAAGACAAGCAGGACTGGACTTTGGAACAGAAATACAACATTGGTAAAAGAGGAAAATCCGAAGAAGGAGAATAAATAATACGTGTCTTTCGTGCGGCACACTCTACAATCGGAACACCCTATAAAGAGATACGGTTTT